GCCGACTTCGGCCACGGCATGTTTGAGCCGGGGAGCTGGAGCCGCATGCGGGAGGCGATTCCGCCCTCGGTCCTCACGGCGGCCGACACCCAGACGAGCGATATCGCGTGGGGTAACATTCTCGACTTCGCCGGGGCGCACTTGCTCTTTGCGAATGAGCGCGAAGCGCGCTTCGCCGTCGGCGATCGCTGGAGCCCGCTCGAGGCGATTGCGCGCCGGCTCTGGACGCGGGCCCACCTGGCGGGGACCGAAGCCCTGTTTCTCAAGCGCGGCGCCGACGGGCTCTCGGTCTATCACCAGGGCCCAACCCTGCACGTGCCCGCCTGCGCCGTGCAGCCCATCACCGATCCCATCGGCGCGGGCGATGCGCTCATGGCCTACGCCACGCTGACGTATGCGGCGACGAAGGATCTGGCGCTCGCGGCGCGCGTCGGCTCGGCTGCCGCCGCGGTGGCGTGCGCGCAGGAAGGTAATGCGCCGGTGGCGCCGGCAGCGATCCGCGCGCGCTGGTCGGAGTGGTGAGGCTCGATGGCGTCGATAGCGTCATGGTCATCGGCGGGCTCCTCGTGGCCATCGGCACGGCCTGGATCCATCCGCCGAGCGCCGTCATCGTCGTGGGAGTCGAATTGATCGTGGGCGCCATTCTCGTCTCCGCGTCCCGAGCAGGGAGGCAGTAAATGGGCCGACTGGTGCAGGGCGCACGGAGTTACTTCCTCGGGGAGAAATCGCTCCGCGATCCGACGCTCAATCTCTACTTCGGCACGGGCCCGACGGTGGCGGGCACCAGCGTCACGGAGTGGACGGCGCTGAATTATTCCGCCGTCTGGCAGGCCGTGCGCGCCATCTCGGAGCCCGTCGGCTCGCTCCCGCTGTTTCATTACCGGCGCCTCCAGCCGCGGGGCAAGGACCGGATCACGACGAGTCGGCTGCACCGGCTCATCCACGATCAATTCAATCCCGAAATGACCGCGGTCATCGCGCGCACGACGATGCAGGCCCACGTCCTCACGTGGGGCAATGCCTATGCCGAGATCGAGCGCGATCAGCTCGGCCGCCCGCTCGCCCTCTGGGTGCTCACGCCGGATCGCGTCACGCCGGATCGGAATAAGGCCGGCGATGTCGTCTACCGCGTCCAGCAGGAAAGCGGCACGGAAGTCATCATCGCTGCGGCCAACATGCTCCACGTGCTCGGCCTGCCCTTTAACGGCCTGATGGGCTATTCCGTCATCGCCAAGGCGCGGCAGTCCATCGGCCTCGGCACCGCGACGGAAAAGTACGGCGCGCAATTCTTCGGCAACGGGGCGACCTCAAGCCTCGTGCTCACGCATCCCGGCACGCTGTCGAAGACGGCGAGCGAGAACATCAAGACCTCCGTGCAGAACGCCATCGGCGGCGACAATCGCCACCGCCTCTTGATCTTCGAAGAGGGGATGAAGGCCGAAAAGATTTCCATCCCGCCCGATGACGCGCAATTTCTGGAGACGCGGAAATTTCAAGTCCTCGAAATCGCCCGCTGGTTCAATCTGCCGCCGCACAAGCTGCGCGACCTGGAGCGCGCGACCTACAGCAACATCGAGCAGCAGGCCATCGACTTCGTCACCGATACCCTGCGGTACTGGCTCGTCGTCTGGGAGCAAGAGCTCCGGCGCAAGCTGATTCCGGAGCTCGAGTGGAATCAGCAATTCGTCGAGCACCTGATCGACGGCCTGCTGCGTGGCGATTCGCAGGCCCGCCATACCGCCTACGCCTCGGGCCATCAAAACGGCTACTACTCCATCGACGACATCCGCGAGCTGGAGAATCTGAATCCGCTGCCCGATGGCGCCGGGGAAAAGTACTACGTCCAGGTCAACATGGTGCCCGTCGATCGCATCGATGAGCTGGTGGACAAGCAAGTCTCGACGGCGGCGCCCGCGGATCCCACGCCACTCCCGACGGCGCGGGCCCTGCCGGATCCCGACGCCAGCGCCCGCATGATTGCCGCGCAACGCGCCCTCTTCGTCGATGCGATGGGACGCATGGTGCGGCGCGAGACGCAAGCGCTGCGGCGGGCCGCGAAGAGCGGCTCGGCCGGCGTGACGCAGTGGCGGGAGGAGTTTTATCCGAAGCACGCCGGGATGCTGCGCGATGCACTCTTGCCCGCGGTGTCGTCCCACCTGGCCTATGTGGCGGCCACCACCGGCGCGCAGGAGATCACGCGCCAGCTCGCCGAGGCCCATATCGCCGAATCGCTCGGAGAGCTCGAGCGCTTGCCCGCCGAGGAATTAGAAAACGCGGTGGATCTCATGGCTCAGCGCTGGGAAGTCCACCGGCCCGCCGCCCTGGCCGATAGCCTGATGACGGAGGAACTACGCCATGCCCTCACTCGCCCCGCCTGACGCGCTCGAGACGCGCTATCAGCCCGGCCATCTGCGCGTGGCTCTCGGCGACGGCCTGCGCCCCAAGTTGACCGGCCACGCCATCGTGTTCAATGCCCCGAGCGAAACGCTGGGCTTCTTCCGCGAGCAGATCGCGCCGCAGGCGATCCAGCGCACCTTTGACGAGGGCATCGACGTGCGCGCGCTGGTCGATCACGATCCAGCCAAGATCCTTGGGCGGGTGAGTGCGCGCACACTCAAGATCGCCGGCGATCCTCACGGGCTCCTGGTGGAGATCGATCCGCCCGATACGACCTACGCGCGCGATGTCCTCGAGTCCGTGCGCCGCGGCGATCTCAGCGGCATGTCCTTCGCCTTCCGCACGCTCATCGACGAGTGGGACGAATCGGTCGAGCCGCCGATGCGCACCGTGAAGGACATGCGGATCTCGGAAGTGAGTATCGTGACCTTCCCTGCGTACCCCCAGACCGACGTGGACGTGGCCCAGCGCTCGCTGAGTGCCTATCGCGCGGCCAAGCCCTTCGTGCCCTCGCTCGCCTTGCGCCGCCGCATGCTGGAGCTGCCGTGAGTCAACTCCGCGGCCCGCAAGTCCCGCTGGTGACGCGGCTGGCCGCCGCCGCCTACGATCACGCGCTTCGCGACGAGTTTTTTCAGGCCATCGAGTATTTCGATCAGCTCGTGAAGATCCAGCCGCGCGCCAGCTTCTTCATGAGCTACGGCTCGGCCTTGATGGCCGTCGGGCGCTCCGCGGAGGCGACGGCGATCTATGAGCAGGCGCTCACCGCGCCGCCGGGCTTGCAAGGCTACGAGCGCATGATGGTCCACGAGAACCTGGTGTTCAGCACCGATCAGATGGACGACACCACGCTCGCGCAGGCGTCGGAACGGCGCAACGATTTCGCGCGGACCTACTTCGATCCCCTCGTGGCCAAGCCGCGGGCGCCCTACGCCAACACGCTGGATCCCGAGCGCCCGCTGCGCGTCGGCTACGTCGGCGGCGATTTCTCGATGCACTCGGCGACGATGGCCTTCGGCGTCGTGCTCATCAATCACACGCCGGCCGTCGAGCCGTTCCTCTACAACACGGCCCGCCCGAATCGGTGGGACGAATTCACCACGGTCTATTCCCAGCGCTGCACGCTCCGCATGATCGAGCAGGGCCAGCAGATGAGCGATGACGATCTCGCCGAGCTCGTGCGGCGCGATCGGATCGATATCCTCGTCGATCTCGGGTCATTCAGCAACGGTGGGCGGCTCTCCCTCTTTGCGCTGAAACCGGCGCCCATTCAAATCACCGCGTGGGGCTACGTGATGGGCACGGGCTTGGAGACGATTGATTACATTTTCGGGGATCCCGTCGCCATGCCGCACCGGCTGCAGCCCTATTACCGCGAGCAGATTTATCACTTGCCGAGCATCATCCCGTTCAACTACCAGCACTACGCGCCCGAGCCCAACGTCCTCCCGTGTCTGCACAATCAGCCCTTCACCTTCGGCTGTTTCAATCGGGCGGCGAAGATCGGGGCGAAGACGTTGGCGCTCTGGAAGCAAGTCCTGCACGCGCTGCCGGAGAGCCGACTCATTCTCAAAGAGGGCCAGCTCGGCTATCCCTACCACGCCGAGCGCATCCTGAAAGCCCTGGAGATCAATCCGCGGCGGGTGATCATCCAGGGGCACTCCGGCCACGCCGATCACCTGGGCGCCTATGGCCAGATCGACCTGGCCCTCGATCCCTTCCCGATCGCCGGCGGGGTCTCGATGCTCGAGGGGATCGGGCAGGGGGTGCCCGCGCTCATCCGCCGGGATGCGAATCAGGAGCGGGTCTGCTCCCTGGTCGGGGTGTCAGCGTCGGAGATCCTGGGCCTGTCCGATTTCGTGGCCGATAGCGATGAGGACTACGTGCGGCTGGCGAAGGCGTGGGCGACGGAGGGCCGGCCGCTCTTGGCCCAATGGCGGATGTACCTGCGGGCGATGCTGCTGAAAAGCCCGATCCACGCCGGCTACGTGCAGGCCGTGGAGGGCGCCTACCGGGACTTCTGGCGGGAGTACTGCGGCAAGGCCGGATCAGCCGCCTAGAATTGGCAGCCAGGGGCCTTAGAAACGATTTCTTGACAAGGTGGCGCGTCAAGATCTAGCCTCTGGGCCGTCGATGGGCCTTCGGAGCCGACGCTGACCAGCCCACCGGCCACATAGCGAAGACGCGCACGCCGTAGCGGGCGCTGGATCGCGGGATCGAATCTCTCAACGTGAGAGTTTCGCCAGCCGGCCAGCGCTGTCCCATGCGGTCGCCTGGGCGAACAAGAAAGGGCGGCCATGCCGGCACATCAGGATCTCGTCGATCAGCGCCACGCCATCGCGCAAGAACTCCGCAAGATCGTGGACAAAGCCACCGCCGAGAAGCGCGATCTGAACGCGGAGGAAAACGAGAAGTTCGACCGGCTCCACGGTGAGGATTCGGCGCTTCGCGCCAAGCTGGACAAGCTAACTCGCCTGGAGCAGATCGAGCGCGAGCTCGGCGAGAGCCGCGGCCGGCAAGCCGAGCCGGCGAAGCCGTGGACGCCCGAGCCGACCGTGCCTGCACGCCGGGAGACCTCCCAGGATCGCTATGCCTCCGGGCTCGAGGGCTTCCGGACGTGGCTCCTGGCCGGATCGACCAAGCGCAACACGATCACCGCCGAGCGCATCGACGCCGCCCGGCGGGTAGGCTTCGATCCCGATAGCCGGATCGTCGATCTCGAAATGCCCGTCATCGTGCCGCATTCGCTCGAGGAAGCCCGCAGTCTCAAATACGACGCGGTGGACTACCGGGCGATGGCGGTGGGCTCGGCCGGCCTCGGCGGCTACTCCGTCCCCGATGAGCTGATGCGCCCGCTCGAGGTCGCCCTGCTCCAATTCGGCGGCATGCGCACGGTGGCCACCATCCTGCGCACCGATACCGGCGCTTCGCTGCCGATCCCGATGACGAACGACACCGCCAACAAGGGCGAGATCATCGCGGAGAACGCGACCGTCAATCAGCAGGATCTGACGCTCACCCAGCTCACCCTCGGCGCCTACAAGTATTCCTCGAAGATGGTGCTCGTCTCCGTCGAGCTCATGCAGGACAACGCCATCAATCTGGCGTCCTTCCTCGGCGAAGCGCTGGGCACCCGGATCGGCCGCATCACCAACGATCACTGGACGACCGGCACCGGCACCAGCCAGCCGTGGGGCATCGTCACCCGGGCGACCACCGGCAAGGCGTCGGCGACCTCGCAGCAGACCAGCGTGATCTTCGACGACCTGGTGGACCTCGAGCACTCCGTGGATCCGGCCTACCGGCCCGGGGCGCGCTTTATGATGCACGACAGCACGCTCAAGGTGATCAAGAAGCTGAAAGACACGAGCGGCCGGCCGCTCTTCCTGCCGGGCCTGGCCTCCACGAATCCCGACACGATCCTCGGCTATCCCTTCGTCATCAATCAGTCGATGGCCGCGGTGGGGACGACGGCGAAGTGCATTCTCTTCGGCGATCTGTCGAAGTACATCATCCGCGACGTGCGCGGGATCACGCTGCTGCGGCTCGATGAGCGCTTCGCGGAATTCCATCAGACCGCCTTCCTGGCCTTTGCGCGCTTCGACGGCGATCTGATGAACGCCGGCACCAACCCGGTCAAGTTCTTCGTCAACGTGGCGTAGGAGGCGGGCATGGCGTGGCTGGCGGGCGGGACGACCAAGCAGTGTGAGAAGTGCGGCGGCACCATCAAGACCGACAACGAGATCGTGGAGCAGCCGGAAGAGGGCGAGCCGGTGACGCGCGAGATCGAGCGGCATCTCGGCTCCTGCAATCCGCCGGTGGTGGAGGAGTACGCGGAGGCGCCGAAGCCGTGAAGATCAAGTGCCTCGTGCCGGAGGCGGATATGAGCGGGTCGTTCGACTACGGGCAGATCGTGGATATGCCCGAGGCGACGGCCCGCGCCTTTCTGAAACGGCGCACGACCGACGGCTCGCCGAAGTGGGTGGAAGTGGCCCCGACGGCCTGCCCGCACTGTGGCCAAGATCTCGAGGCGCCGCCGCTCGAGGCGGCCACCGTCAGCCACCAACCGCGGCGCCGTGGCTGACGCGCTCAACCTGGTGACCGCGCCATTGATCGAGCCCATCACGGTCAATGACGTGAAGCTGCACGCCCGCGTGACTGGCCTGCAGGATGATCAGGTCATCGCGAGTCTCATTCCCGCCGCCCGCCGCCTGCTCGACGGGCGGGACAGTTGGCTCGGGCGGGCCCTCATCACGCAAACCTGGGATTACTTCTTGCCGGCCTTTCCGTGCTGCGGCGAGATCCGGATCCCGCTGCCGCCGCTGCAGAGCGTGACCTCGGTGAAGTATTACGACGCGGCGGGCGCCCTGCAGACGCTCCCGCCGGCCGACTACGTGGTGGACACCTACGCGCAGCCTGGGCGCATCGTCCCGGCCTACGGCGTCTCGTGGCCGTCCACCCGCTCGTATCTGCCCAACGCCGTCGAGATTCGCTTCGTCGCCGGCTACGGGGCGAAGGTGTCCGACATTCCCCAAGATATCCGCGCGTGGCTCGCCCAAGCCGTGGCCTTCCTCTACGAGAATCGCGAAGCCCCGGTGATCCCGACGGCGTTTCTGCACTCGCTCGGCGGCACCTACCGCGTGGAGTACGCCTTTTGAATGCCGGCGAGCTGCACGACCGGATCATCCTCGAGCGGCTGGATCGCACGACGAGCGAATGGGTGGAGATCGCCGATCCGGTGATGCGCGCGTCGGTCGAATCGCAGGGCGCCGAGCTCTACCGCGTGCGGATTCGCTACCGCCACGATCTCTTCGGCTTGAAGGACACCGAGCCCAAGCTGCGGATCCTCTGGGATCGCGGCGCCGGCGAGCCGCGGGTCCTCTTCGTCGATGACGTGCTCGAGACGGTGCGCGCCCGGGAAGTGACCCTCATGGCGGCCGGCCGCCACGTCGAAGAGCCCGTGCTGCCGCATGGCGTGATCGAGCGGCGCACCTGGCCAGAATAAGGGGGCCTCATGTCCAACATCGCGAACGGCTGGACCTTCAATCGCGGAGACGGCGCCACGCCGACGGAAGCGTTCACGGAAGTCCCGAACACCAGCCGGGCCGATCCAGGCGCCCCGACCTCGCCCGATATCGACGTGACGCACCTGGGCTCCACGGCGCGCGAGAGCAAGCCGGGCCTGCCGGCCTTCGGCGACTTCCAGGCCGAGACGATCTATACGCCTGACGATACCGTCCACAACGCGATGCGTGCCGAGGCGCCGTCGGCGACCTTCCGCAACTATCGCCTGATGGATCCCACGAACACCTTCGGCTTCCAATTCTCGCTGGCGATCGCCACCTTCGTCACCGCCGGCTATGAGGTCGATGGCTCCCTGCGCAATCGCATCACCTTCAAGCAACAAGGGGCGCCGACCTTGGTTGGGGACGCATGAGCCTGCGCGATCGCGTGCGCAGCTTGAAACCGCGACGGGTGAGAGTCGCCGTGCCAGGCCATGACCTCGAGGTCACGCTCCAGGCGCCGACGGCGGGCGCCTGGCTCGAGTATCAGCGGTGGCTGATGGCCTTGCCGTCAGACTCGCTCGAGCATCTGACGGCGATCGTCGCCCTGACCGCGGTCGATCCCGAGGACGGCAAGCCGATCTTGACCGCCGAGGATTGCCAGCAGCTTCCCCATGATGTCTTGACCACCTTGGCCCGGGCGGCGATGGAGCTCACCCACAGCACGGCGGATCAGGGAGTGGCCGCCGCCAAGGGGGAATCCTCGCCCAGCCGCTCCTGAGATACACCCTGGGGCTCTCACGGCGGCTGGGGATGAGTTGGAAGGCCATGCTGGAGACGGTGGACATCGACGAGCTGGTGTATCAAGTCGCCTACGATGCCCTCGAGGCCGAGCCGGCGAAGGCCCCGGCCTCGGCGGCGCCGGCGCCCGCCTTGATCGATCTCATGGCTCCCGATGTCTACGAGCAGATCAAACGACGGCTTGGGATGCGCCCGTAGACCATGGCCGCCGTCAATGCGTCCCTCACCATCAAGGGGCTGAGTGAACTCGACCGGGCCCTGGCCGAGCTGCCCGACAAGGTAGAGGAACACGTGATGGCGGTGGCGCTCCGTGACGCCGGCCTGGTGATCCACCGCGCCGCCGTCGCCAATATCCCCAAGCGCTCCGGCCGCACCGCGGCCGATCTCCGGCTCGCCGTCCAGCAGCCCGCCACCGATCAAGGCGTGGCCGCCGTCGGCGGCACCACCGGCAAAGACGGGCGGGCCTTTATCCTGCGCTTCCTCGAGATGGGGACGAAGGCCCACAAGATCGTGGCGGGCAGTAACGAGCGGCGCCAGGCGCGGCAGGCAGCCAAGGCGCTGGCGGCCATCGGCCAGAAAAGTGCGGCCCGGGCCCTGCGTAAGCGCGTCCGTGAGGGCGGGATCCGGATGCGGAAAGCGCTGCGCATGCCCGGGCCCACCTTCCGCCGGAGCGTGAACCATCCCGGCTCGCCGGTACTGAGCCCGTTGACGCGGGCCCTCTTCGAGAACGGCCCGCGGGCGATCGATGTGTTTCGCCGGGCGCTCTGGGCGGGGATCGTGAAGCAAGCGCGCACGCTGAAACAGCCCGCATGAGCACCACCGAGATCGGCGCGCTCATCGTCTCGCTGCGTACCGAGTCGGCGGAATTCCGCGCCGAGATGGACAAGGCCCGCGGCTCGCTCAAGACCGTGGGCGCGCAGTCGGATCAGACCAGCCGCCAGATCGCCAAGGTGGCGGCCGACGGCTTCGGCGCCATCATCCCGCTCAGTTTCCGGGCCGAGAACGCGCTCGAGCGCTTCATCGAGCGGGCCTTGAAAGCCCAAGGCGCGATGGCCCTCTTCGGCAAGTCCGTGCTGGCCGTCGGCGTGGGGCTGGCCGCCTTCAAGCTGGGCTCGCTCATCGGCGAGATGCTGTCGCTCGGCACCACTGTTTCCAAGTACGACGAGGAAGTGAAAAAGGCCACCGCGGCTGAAAAGGAATTCATGACGGCGCTGCGGGCCCGCGGCGATCTCCAGCGGAATCTGAATCGCGAGCTGGCCAGCGTGCGGGGCGACGAGCTCGCCACCTTCCGCGCCGCCGAGGAAGAGCGCAACGCCCGCATCCGGCAAGTGGTCGGGCCCACCGCCGAACGCGATCGGCTGCTCGCCCAGAGCGCCCAGATCCGCGCGCAGCAGGAAAGCAAGTTTTTCCAGGAGCAGCAGCGGCTCGCCGCCGAGAACGAGCAAAAGAACCTCGAGCGCATCAAGCGGGAGATGGACGCGCAGGCCCAAGCGTGGCAGCAGGAAACTGCCGCCTATTCGGAATCGCTGCAGCGGCGGCTCAAGCTGCGGCAGGACTTCGAAGCGCAACTCGGGCAGGGGGGCTTTGGCGGCGGCGCGGCGGCGGGCTTCGGCGAAGTCCGCCAATTGCAAGAGCGGATCCGGGCCGAAGCCCAACAGCTCGCCTTTCTCGAGCGCGAAGGGCGCATCAGCCAGACCGATTCGATTCGCGAACAAGCGCGGATTCGAGAGCGGGCGCTTCAAGACGCCGCGCAGATTCGCCAAGCCTTCGGCGCGCTGCCCGCCGTGCTCGAGGCCGTCGATCGCGCGGTGGCGTCCATCGAATTCGGCAACTTCGGCGCCGAGCTCCAGGTGGCCCGCGGCGAGATCGAGATTCTGGCCCCGCGCCTGGATGAGCTGCAGAACGGCCTCGGCCAATTCGCGGCAGCCCTGGCCAGCATGCCCAACGCCGTCGATCCGGCCTCGGCCGCGGTGCGGAAGCTGAGCGTGGACTATCTGAATCTCGCGAATGCGATCTATCAGGCGGTGGCCGCGCAGAGCACGCTCATCGGCGGCGCCGCACCCGTGCAGCCCGCGGAGACGCCGTGATCGAGACGGCCCGGGCCCTCACGCAGCAGGGACGCGATCTGCGCGAGCTCATCGCCGCCATGCGCCGCACGACCCAGGCCATCGAGACCGCCTTTATCCGCGATCCCCGCGATCGGCAATTCTTTCTCACGCCCGCCGATCCGCGCTTCTCGATTCGGCTGAGCGAATGGGATCCGCGCGTGCGGAAGATCCTCGGGCGCAGCGTCGTGCGCGATCCCCGCACGGCGTTTCTGCGCCCGAGCGTGACGCGCGATCCGCGGCTCTCCACCTTGATGGCGCTGACGCGCTTTGTCTGGGTCCGTGTGAACTCCAAGCCGATGCCGGGTGAGTCATGACCATCACGGAGTGGCTGAAGATCCAGACGGCGGCGTGGAACAACCTGGCCGACGCCGTGGACCGCCTGCGCGCTTCGCCCCAGCTCGACGTGCAGATTCGCGCCGATGACACCGAGGAAGCCGACGCCATCAAGCGCGGCCAGCGTCCCGCCTTGCTCGATGCCCTGCGGCGGATGCTCTAGTGCCGACCTATCCCGTCACCTTGTTCGCCCAGAACCTCTTGGAGTCAGGCACCGTCACGTCGAGCTCGACGGCCACGGGCTACGCGGTCACGCGGCTCTACGATCGCGATCGTAGCCAGGTCTGGAAGGCGGCCTCGGCCGTCGCCGTCGATATCGAGATCGATCTCGGCACCGCCCAGGATGTCGGCGGCCTCGCCCTGGTGGGCCACAACTTCCCCGATCCCACGACGCTGGATCTCTACTACGGCGCCTCGAGCCCGGCCAATACGCTCCAGGGGAGTCCCGCCGTCGGCGACGATCCCTATAGCGCGACCTTTGCGGCAGTCTCGGCGCGGTACTGGCGGCTCCACATTCCGGTGCTGACGGGCAGCGTCGTCCCCGAGCTCGGCGAGCTGATGCTCGGCGATCCGCAAGTCTTGACGTGGAATCCGTCACTCGATCGGATCCAAAAGATCCGCAACGGCAACGTGCAGCGGGACGAGTCGCCCGCGGGCTACACGTGGGCGGTGCGCAAGGGCATCCAGCGGATCCGCTGGGTCTATGGCTGGAATGCCGTGGGCGAGGATGACCGGACGGCCCTGGCCACCGCCTTCGCGGCGCTCGATGACGGCGCCAAGAAATTCGTGCTCGTCGATGACGAAGGCACGACGCGCTGGGTGATCTGGCGCTCCACGTCCTATGCGGAAGTGCCGCTCGGGAATAGTCAGTGGCAGATCCCCGAGATCATCTTCGAGGATGCGCCGTGAAGACCCTGAGCGCCGCGGCCACGCTCGCGACCGAGCGGCCCTATGCCACGCCGATCTTTCTGGCCGAGATCACCTTCACCGTGCCGTCCTCGCTGACGCTCTATCTCGCCGATCGCGCCGTCACGATGGGCGGCCAGGACTATCTGCCCTTCGTCGTCGATTGGGGCACGCTCGAGAGTACCCTGAACGTCCTCGACGTGGATGGGCGGCCGGCCACGGCGACGGTCCTCTTCAATAACACGACGCCGATCGCCGGCCGCGATCGGCTCTCCGATCTGATCCGCACGACCTTCAACCCCGGCGGCTACGAGTGGGCCTTCGCCGCTTGCACGATCCGCCAGGGCTTCGACGGGCTCACCGACGCGGCCGATCTCGCCACGCTCGGCGTGTTCTATCTCGAGGATCCCACCGACATCGGCGAGGACCGCCTCGCCGTGCGGATGAGCGATCAGGGCCTCGTGATCGATACCGCGCTGGCCGTCACCCGCGTCAATCGTGAGGAGTTTCCCCGCTGCAATCTCGCCGAGGTGGGCCGCAGCATCCCGATTCCCTTCGGCACGATGCGCGGGGTGCCCGCCGTCCAAGTCGTCGATAGCGCGCAGGATCGTCTCGACGGCGGCATCACGGCCTCGGCCACGAGCCTCACCCTGCAGGATGCCACCGACTTCCCGTCGGGTGCCGTGACGATGCAGATCGACAGCGAACAGGTCACCGGCACCAAGAGCGGCAATTCGTTCGTTTCGCTGTCTCGCGCCAATAACGGGACGAGCGCCGCGGCGCACCCGCACGGGACGCCCGTGTACGAAGTGCGGGCGGGCACGGCCGCCTATCGCTTCGCCGTCGGGGAGCACGTCGGCGATTTCAAGATCCGGTCGATCAGCAACGTGACGATCGACGACGAGCCGCCGACCTCCACCGCCGTCAGCATCGTGCTGGAAGACACCACCATCGTGCCCGGCAAGAACTTCGCGATGATCGATATGAACGGGCTCGCAAAATTCTTTGTCGAGGCCCCCACCACCGCCGAGCGGGATGTCAGCGTGACCACGCTCGGGTCCGTGCTCAATGGCAACGTCGGCAGCCCCACCTCGCCGATGGAACGGACCATTGCCCCGAGTTGCACCGGGGGCACGACCTCCACCGTGCGGAGTCTCAATGGCCGCGTCCAACGGGCGGGCAATAAGACCGGCATCGTCTACTGGCAAGTGGCGCGGCGGCTCTCCGGCGGGAGCAACGTCATCGTGGCGACGGGCACGTATGCGAACGAAGTGGGGGGCGATCAATCCTTTTCCGACAGTAAAACGTATGCCTCCACGTCCAATGAGATCGTCTCGCTCATCTTTTCCGGCGGCGAGTGGAACGATGGCGAGCTCTATCTCTACTTCGATAATTACCACGTCGAGGACTCGACCACGACCGTGCAAGGCGGGGGCCCGGTCACCATCGGCACGGTGCGCTGCGATGTCGAAGGGATTCAAGACGACGACGACGGCACCATCAGCGGCACGCCGGCGCTGCTCCTGGAGAATCCCGCCGATATCACGCGGCTGATCCTCACCGAGCTCTACGACATTCCGAGCGCCAGCCTGGGCACGACGTGGGCCACGACGCGCACCCGGCTCGCCGGACTCGCCTACGCCTGGGCCTTCCCCTTGGACTACGACACCTTTGCGAATCTGCGGCGCCAGCTCGGCGAGCAAGCCCGCGCCGCGCTCTATCTCGAGGCGGGCCTCTGGGAATTTCAGTTTCTCGACGACGCGCCGAGTGCGGGGCTCACCCTGGACTATCCGCGCGATATCTGGGACGGCGAGCCCGCGCTCCTGACGCGCACCCCGCGCGTGGACGTGCGCAACCGGCTCACCGTGAACTCGCGTATCGATTTCGTCACCGGCGACTATCGGCGACGGGTCACGCTCGAGGATCTGACCCAGATCCCCACGGCCCAGGCGGGGGAATTGCTGTTGCCGTGGGTCCAAGATGAAACGACCGCCGCGAACCTCGGCGCGTACTGGCTCTCGATCTGGGGCCGCCAGCGCTTCTCGGTGGCGCTCACGGCCTGGTGGAATCTCTTGCCCGTCACCAAGATCGATTACTTCCGCGTGCAGAGCCATCCGATCCTCGAGGCGCACGGCGACGATGCGCTCGTGTTTCGCGTCGTGCGGCGCGATGACCGGATCGCCGACGGGCGCGTGGCCTTGCACGGCGTGGAAGTGGCGTTGCTCCCGGTGCCCCGCGATCCCGAAGAGGACGAGGACATGGTGTGTAACTGCCGCCTGACCTACGTGAGCACTACCCAGATCCGCCTCGATCCCTGGCAGGGCAATCAGATCCGCATCAAGACGGGGAGCGGCTGGCAAGTCGGCACGGTGCCGAGCGCCGGCGTGACGAAGGATACGACCGGGCTCTCGGCGTCCACGCTCTACTACGTCTACGCCTACGACAGCAGTGGCACCTTGACGCTCGAGCTCAGCACGACGGCCTACAGCGTGGACACCGTGACGGGCCTCGCCATCAAGACGGGCGACGATACGCGGCTCTTGGTCGGGCTGGTGCGCACGAATGCCTCCACGCAATTCGCCGACTCAGCCACCCAGCGCTTTTGTCTCACCTGGTTCAATCGCCACCACCGCCACGCCACGAATACCTTTAGCGCGGATCGCACGACGACCAGCACCAGCTTCGTGGAGCTCAATACGGAGATCCGCATCGAATTCCTCGCGTGGTCGGATGAGGCCGTCTACGCGGGCGCCTCGGGCGGCCTCGCCAATAACACCCTGGGGAACACGAATCAGAGCGGCCTGGCCTTCGATGGAACGACGCCGACCTCGACGAGTGGGGCCGTCTCCTACACCGGCGCGACCGCAACGAACCTGGGCACGCTGGCGGGGGCGGTCGTCACCACGCTGACCGAAGGCTATCACTACTTGACGCTGGTCGGGCGCGTGAGCGCCGGCACCGGCACTTGGTTCGGTACCGATGCCTCCAACACGGCGAAGTGTCGCCTCTGGCTCGATCTGCGGGGCTAAGTGCAGTCAACGTAACGAGGAGGATCACATGGCCAGATTTGGATGCGGCGTCCTCACCACCACGGCGGCCAACATCACGTTGCCCGCGATGGGCCTCTATAACTCGGCGTCGGTCGTCGCGGCCTTGCGCGAAGTCGGGATCTCGAATACGAGCTCGACGGCCTGCGCCTTCATGATCTCGCTCGTGACCACAGTCGGGACCAAAGTCTCGACGCCGACCGAAGTGAAGCATCGCGACAACGGGCCCGCCTCGGAAGTGGATGCGGTCACCTGGTCCGCCGGTCCCACCATCGGGGCCACCTTGGGGTATCGCCAGCAGCTCGGCGCCGCCGTCGGCGCGGGCGTGATCTGGACCTTCGGCGGGGACGGCCTGCAGTGCGCCGTCGGCACGGCCAACGCGCTGGCGATCGCGACATCTGACACGACGGCGCAGAACGTCCATGCCTACATGGTCTGGGATGAGTAAATTCCTTTGCGCGAAGGTCCGGACGACCGCCGGCGCCATCACGGCGCCGGATGGTCATTCGATGCCCTGCCGGGCCTGGCACGTCCAGATGACCAGTGTTGAGGAACCAATGGGCCCGCAGTGGGGCATTGCTGACGTGATGATCACGGTCCTCCACGAATGTCATTTCGTGGAGGGCCAGATTTACGAGCTCGACTTCGAGCGATGAGCCGCTGGACCAGCCGCCACGCCGTCAGCCACGCCGATCTCTTCGGCAAGGATCACAAGCACGTCGGTGAGGAGGACTGGATGACGTGCGTGCATTGCTACTTCGGCTGGAAAGTCGAGCCGGGCAGTGGCCGCACCCGGAGCTGGTGCCATGACTGCAAAGGGCCCGTCTGCAACCGCGGCCCGGAGCATTGTCGCGAGTGCAAGTATCTCGCGAAGCTGAAATTCTACGTCGCCATCGGCGCGCCGCGGGCGCGCGGGCGGTGGGCGCTGTGAGCATCATCGGGATCCTCGTCTACTGGAATGCCTCGACGGATACGAGCGTGAACAACTACAAGGTCTACGCGGGGACGGCGCCCACGAATTACAACCTCGCCAATTCCCCGATCACGACGGGCCACGTGCTGCACACTTACTATCCCGTGCCCGGGCCCGGGCGGTACTACTTTGCCATCGCCGCCGTCTCGACGAGCACGGGGGAGTCGAATAAGGGAACCGAGTTTTCTCTCGACGTGCGCGAGCCCACGGGGCGCGTGACGCAGATGGTGCGGCGGTCGCTTGCATGAGGTATCTCGTGTCTGTGCTCCTGCTGCTCGGGGCGCTGGCGCCGGCCGGCGCGCAGCCCACCGGCGGGACGGCCACGCAAGCCGGCGCGTCGTTTGTCTCCCTGCGAGTCGCGAAGTCGGGCAGCGGCTCCGGCACCATCACCGGCGCCGGGCCCATTAATTGCGGGACGCAGTGCGATGCCTCCTACGTGACGGGCGTGACCGTGCGCTTGGTCGCCGTGGCCTCGAGCGGCTCCACCTTTACCGGATGGTCGGGGGCCTGCGAAGGCACGGGCACCTGTGCCGTGACCATGAGCGCCCCGCAAACCGTCACGGCCACCTTTGCGGTGCCCCAGACCGTCGATCGCTACGCCGGGCCGAGCGGAACGGGCAGCCCCAACGACTGCACCAGCTATAGCTCGCCATGCCATATCGCTAGACTCATGCAGGTCCTGGCCTGCGGTGAAACCGCCATGTTGCGCGACGGCGAATATACCGGGTCTACCAATAACGCCATCGATCTGTATAACGCCCCACCCGCCCATCCGACGTGTACGGCCGACAGTCAAATTCGGATTGTGGCCGAAACCGACGGCGGGGTGTTCATTAACGGGGACGGGGCGCGGGCGACGTTTAATGTGGCCGGCGTAACCTACTGGAATTTTGAAGGCTTTGATGCGGGCAATAGCGGCAACGGAGAATACCCCGGCTATGTGGGCGGCACCGGCAGCAGCGTCCCCACCACCAACAGCAGCTTCAAACGGATGTGTTTCTCTAATGCGTACAACGAAGGCGTCAGCGCCTCCAACCGAAATCTACACGTCTTCGGAACCTCGGGAGTGACCAACAGTCTGTTTGAAGATATTTGCGCCCACGGATGGGGCCGCAATACATTGCTGACCAACAACGATTTCGGCGAGATCAACGGCAATACTTATCGCCGCTTTTGGCTCCGATTTGAAGGGTACGTGAACGCCGCGGATAACTACGTCTCCCAGGTGAACTATTTGAGCAATTCGCCCGCCAGTCCAGCGAGCGGCAATAATACCTATGAGAATTTCATCGTCATTCATAGCGGCGAACAGAACCCCAGCTTCACGGGCGCCGAAAAATATATGGGCATGTCTCGCCGCTGGACGAGCCTGCCCGATGCCCGCGTGGGATTTGTTTTGTACGCCTACTCAACGAGCTACGCCGGGAGTCAACCCTTCTATCGCGATGTGAATGCCAACGGGGCGAATGAGGCGTGGACCACGAACGCCGTCGATATGTTCGCCGATGCGCGATCTCACTCCACGGTGGCGCCGATCCACATGGATTGCTCGATGGGCGCCAATCCGACCAAGTGCGCGACGAATAGCGCCGACCGGTTGACGGCCATCCGGGCCTCGGGCGGCGCCACGTCCATTTTCAATTTCCAGAACACCACGAACACGAACGAATGCACCTCCCTGGCGAGTTGTCCGAATTTTTATACAGGGGTGGCGCAGGGTGGCGGCTCGACGCCCGGCGCGCGAAATTGTTTCGCGTATAGTGGTGGCTCGCTGACCTCGACGCCGCTCTGGCCGTGGCCGATGGATGACCGCATCAAGGCATCGCTGGCTCGAGCGAATGCGGCGGGGAAGGGCGGCACCGCGCTCGCTGGCACCACCGGGATCTTTTGGGCCGCGAACACCGTCACCAGCGAGATCGTGTCCCGCTACGGCGCGATCCCCGTGGGCTGTATGAGTGGTTCGACGCTCCGGCTCCGTCATTGGGTCCTGCCGTTTCTCACCAGTGGCGTCTACTTCTTACTCGCCGGCGCAGCGCTTGCGCGGCGACGGAGGCCCCACGATGCCCTTCGATCCTACTGATGAGCGCGAGCGCACGCCGTGGCGCGCCGGGACGACGCGGTGGCGTCTGCCGGGCCTGCCGCAGTCCTTCGAAAATCGCTTGCTCCTGATCGGCGGCGTCTTGGTTGTGCTGGATTTTCTGCACTTGGCCCGCAGCTTCGCGTCAGAGTTTACGGGGCTCCTGATGCTCCCGGTCAGCCTGATCCGCACGCTCGGGCAGTGGCTGAGCGCCTGGTAATGGGCATCACCGAAGTTTCGGGTCAGAAGTCGTCCTCACCCGTGCGCGACGATAACGTGGCCTCGTCCACGCTGGCCTTTCCGAATCCGGTCACGGCGGGTAATTTGATCGTGTTCGCTGGGGCTGTGTGGAATGACGCCGCGGTGGCCAGTGTGACCGTCACCAAATCCGCCGGGGGCGCCACGCTGGTTTCTCCGGGCATAATCGCCGTCGCGGGTGAGTTGACGCCGACGGTCACCGATAATTTCCCGTGGCTCGCGTATGGGATCGTCGAGACGGGCGGCACGTTGACGCTACAAGTGGCGCCGAGCACGACCAGCGGCAATTACATCAATGCGCAAGTCGATGAATTCACCGGCGTCGATCCCACGCCGCTCGATGCGACGGGCAGCGAAACGACGGGCGAGGGGTCATCGGGCCCGGCCACCGGCACCATTACCACCGCCACGGCGGGCGCCTTAATTGTCGGGGTGCTGTGCTTGTATGGCGGCGCCGTGATCAATGTCGGCTCGGGCTACACGCAACTGGACGAAGACGAAACGCAGAATCGCGTGGCCTATAACTCCCAGTGGTCGCTCGCCGGGGCGGCCGGATCCTATAACGTGGATTGGACGGGATGGAGCGGAGCCACGCGCGGGTGGAGTTTGATTAGTCTCGCATTCAAAGAGCTGGCCACGACGCCGCCGCTGCCCGCCGATGCGGTGCCTGCCCGCCCGCTGCGCTCCACGATGCGCTGGTGACATGGCCAGCACCGGCAACGTCTTCGTCGGGACGGGCGAGAACAACGCCGGTATCGGCGCAACGGCGTGGACGAACCCCGGCAATATCACCTCCGACAATGCGACGGATGCCTCATGCAACGCCGCCGCGACCTCGCAGTACCTCGTCGGGCGTAATTGCGGGTTTGCGATTCCCACGGACGCCACGATCGTCGGCGTGACGGTGCGGATCGAAGCCGCCGAAACCTCGGCCGGCTCCGAAACGCTTAACGGGCGCTTGCAGGATGAAACGGGGGCGCTGACCGGGAGCGGCAAGACGGCCAGCATCGGCGGCACGACGCCGACCGTGTACACCTACGGGGGCACCGCGGACCTCTGGGGCGCCACGCTGACGCCCGCGATCGTCAATGACGCGGACTTCGGCGTGCGCTTTTGGTTCACGACCGCGCACAACATGACGGTCGATTACGTCACGATCGCCATCGAGTATTCCACGCCGACGCCTGCCGAATTCTGGGTGCCCGAGCTGCAGACCGCCATCGCCCCATGATCAACCGCCGCGTGCCGCGCCCCATCGAGGAGCCGCGGCTCACGCGGTCGATCCTCTTTGAAGTCGTCCCGATCGGCGTCGGCGGGCCCGTCCCGACGCCGCAAGAATTCTGGCAGCCGCTCCGCGTCAAGGCCGAGGCCCCGACGCTCACGCCTCCGCTCACGACGACGGTCCTGCTCGGCGAGTACGTCTATCCCGTCCCCGAGCCGCCCGTCCCGATCCGCGTAGACATGGCCCCACTGCGGGCGCGCTATGAAGCGCCGCCCATTCGCTATGCGCCCGTGCTGCTCGTGGGCCTCGTCGAGACGGTGCCGCTGCCGATCGATGTCGTCACCGCGCCGCTCACAAATGCCTCACAGATCCTCGAGCCGATTCCGCGCGCCTCCCGGATCCTCACGCCGCCGGCCGTCGCCGTCGCGGCGCCGGTCAACCTGCTCACCCAGCAGCGCCCGCTGGCCCGGCCGATTCCGCCACCGATCCCGGCGCCCGTCCAGCGCCTCGTTACGGCCCCGATCCCCGACCGGCACCCGAGCCCGCTGCTGCTGACGGGGCGCATTGCGCCCGAGCCGATCCAGGCACCGCGGCCGCGGCTGGTCGTCGTGCCGGTGGCCGATATCATCAACCCGCTGGATCTGCTGCGGCAGCAGCGCCCGCACGCCGGGATCATCCGGACGCCCGTCCTGGTGCGCCCGCCGGCGCTGGTGGCCGTCCCTGTCCCGGATCGCCACCCGAGCCCGCTCCTGCTCCAGATCCCGCGGCGGCTCGAGGAACGGGCCCCGCTGCCGAGCTCGCGCCTGGTCGTCGTGCCGGTGGCCGATGCGCCCGTAGCGCCGCCGCCCGCGCTCGAATTCCTGGCGCCACGGCAGGCCGTGCGGCCGATCCCGGCCCGTATCACCGCCGGTGCCAGCCGCCTCGTCACGGTGCGGCCGACGCTGAATCTGCTGACCACCCAGGCCCCGCGGCAGGGGATCCTGCGGGCGGTCCCCGCCGAGGCCGGCTATCGCCCCAGCCGCTATATCAGCATCGTCCCAGCCGATCGCATCCCGCCCGTGCTCCTGCTCATGGTGCGCCCGCAGCCGGTCTATGTGACGATGCCGCGGCCTTCTCAGCTCGTCGTCGTTCCCGAGATGGCCGAGATCATCACCGGCCCGCTCAATGTGTTCAAAGTGCCGCCGCATCGGCGCGGCTTCGCCAGCCCGCGCAATGAACGCCAAGGCTTTCCCAGCCAGATCCCGCGCCGCCACTTCCCGGCGCCCCGACGGAGATAATCATGCTGCTCGGCACCGTCTATCCGCCCAAGCAACCGAGTGAGTCGTTTCCGGTGGGGATCGACTTCACCAACGATCTCGCCACCGGGGAGACCATCAGCAGCGCCGTGACCACCGCGCTCCGACTGAGCGATGGTGAGGACGTGAGCGCGGAAATCTTGACCGGCGTGGAGCTGATTGCCACGCCCGTCGTCGCCAAGCGCGTCATCGCCGGCGATCCCGGTGAGCTCTACCGGATGCAGATCACCATCACGACCAGCGGGCTCAATACCTACGAGCACGAGGTCGATATCCCGGTGGAGGAAAACTGAGACGGGTGCTCCTGCTCGTCGCGTGTCTCAGCGCCGCGTGCTCGAGCGCAGGCACGGCGCGCGATCTCGCCGCCGTGAAGGGCTGGGATTATCGGGGCGAAACCGTCGGCGAGATCATTTATCTCTATTGCCGCCGGGCCGCCCCGCGGGAGCAATTGATCTTCCAGTGGGGTGTGGAGCGCACCGTTGGGCCCCATCGGCTCACGATTCAGTGCGCCGATTGAGCTTCCTCGATGGCCCGGGCGTGGAAACTGCGCCATTGGGCCCATTCGGTGTCGGATCTTGGAGTATGCCGGGACAAATCAGTCAGCGCCGCCCGCGCCTCGGCGAGTTGCTGGCGTAGGGTGTCCGTGGGGCACGAATGCCCGCATAGAGGACACTCGCGTAATTCTTCGCTCATCGATTCCGCACCGGCCACCAGCAGAGCTGGTAATTCGTCATGCCCGACACAGAGGCCCATTCCCGCTGCAGCCGCGTGATATCGACCAGCACCACGGCGCCCGGCTCCCGGAAATACGTCGAGGTCCAATAGCCGCCGCACGTGATGAAGGGATCGCCCGGCGTGGCTTGGCCGGTCCCCGCGGCGTTACTCAGCATCGGATTCAGATAGCGGTAGTCGAGCAGGCTCTCCAGCTCGCGCAGGTTGGCGAGTCGCCAATCGCCAGGATCGCTGCGATCCGTGAGGCCGCACTGCCCATCGGCGAGCTCGCGCGTGCGGGCGAGGGCGCCCCACCAATTTTCGGTGCCGCACGCGGAATTCTGGAGCCAGACGAGGCCCGTCAAGAGATCCGTCACCGTGCCGTTGCGATTGTCGCGGAAGCGCGGCGTCGGCAGGGGGACGCCGGCTTGGAGATCGCCGTCATCGCCGGCGGTCAACGTGGGGGCGCCGGTGGAGGGGACGGGTGCCGGGGCTTTAGGCCCGGCGCCGACGGAGCTGGCGCTGAGGAGCGAGAGCACCAGGCCGACGAGCGCGCAGCTCATCGCCGAGCGCAGCGGACGCCATGTGCAGCTCGAGGAGTTGACGGATGAGGCGACCAGGAAACGACGCAATGTGCTGATGATCATGAGTCCACACCTCCACGGTGTAGTGGTCACGAAGGGGCCAACGCATTCCAACGTCATGGAAGCTAATGTGCAGGGCAATAGAGTTTGGCATAGGCCATCCATTTTAGGTGGCATCGGCCGCGCCAACGATCATGCCAAACACGCCGCATCCCACTTCCGATAAGAGGGACGATGTTAAGCGCCACGGGCACCCATAGGGGCTGAGCCTCGGCCGAGCCCCGAGCGGTGGGGCCCACCACGGCGGCCCCGGCACCGAGCGAGAGCACCACCAATAGGTTTTTCAGCTTCCGCGCCCGGCCCTGCCGGGGTGCGGCTTTTCCCCGCTCGGCTCCCGTGAGTAACCATTCCGCGCTGCAATCCAGGGCGACACACAACCGGATCAGATCCTTAAAGGGGGTGTAGCGCTCGGAGAGCCAGTTGTAGACGTTCGTTTTCTCGAAGCGGTGATCCCAGCAAAACCGCTGCACGTCCAGCTCGCCGCCATTCTTCACATAGCCGCGCTCGCGGAGCTTCGCCTCGATTCGCGGCCCGATCCCCGGATAATCGCCCATCGTGTGCAATCCTCTTGACAAGAGTTTTTGTCGTGCGTATTCTGACAGCGCCATGACAAATACTATTGCAAGGTCCCCCAAAAAGCAAGCAGGCCGCGGGATTCGGCGGTTGCCGACCTGGGTACTCGTCCAGCGCTATCGCCGCGCCGGGCTGACGCAGTGGGGCATTGCGCGCGAGGCCGGCGTGTCGCAGGGCACCGTCGCGAGTGCCATCCACCGCCGGGCGAAGGGCCCGGCGGTCGATCGGGTGTGGGCCGTGCTCGAGCGGGTGCTGGCTTGACCACCACGGCGCACTTTCTCCCGCCCGAGCTGCAGGCCACCACGTTCTACGTCATCGGCCGCGAGCGCGCCTTCGCGATCGCCACCGCGCCCGTCGGCTGTCCCGTCTGCCACGTGGCCCACATGCTCTTTATCGTCGAGGCGACTGCGTATAGCTGCCTGCTGTGCGCGAAGGGGATGTGATGAAAGCTCACGATGTTCGCAAGCTGCGCCATTGCGCGAAGTGTGATCGCCTAGTCCATCAGGACAACTTCACCACCGATCAGATATGTATTGGATGCGCCTGGCGGAAGGCGAGAACTGTCGACCGTTTTCTCACGCTCTATCCGTGGCAGGACGCCGACAAGCTCTCGATCGGCTTGATTGGCGGCGACAATATGCGTCACCTGATCGAACGCCGGCAATTCGCGCGGGCCGCGAGATAAGGGTCCCCATGCTCCGCACCCGCGCCCGCTGCTGGGAGATTCCGACGCGCGACGACAGTGCCGCCGCCTATCACGCCTTAAAGCTGATTCTGAGGAGGCCCGAATGTCCACCGCTGTCGCCACCACCGAGGCGCCGATCCATTACAGCGCAAGCGAGATTGCTTTGGTCAAGAAGACCATTGCGGCGGGCGCCACGGACGAAGAACTAAAGCTCTTCCTCTTCGACTGCAAGCGCCAAGGCGTGCATCCGCTCGATCGGCTCATCCATTTCAGCAAGCGCGGCGGGAAGTACACGCCGATCACGTCCATCGACTTCATGCGCCTGCGGGCGGATGACACCGGCGTGCATGCCGGGACGGACGATCCCGTCTACGACCTGCCCGAGGATAGCGACAAGCTCATCCGGTGGGCGAAGGTCACCGTATACAAGTTCGTCCAGAGTCAGAAGGTCGCCTTCACGGCCACGGCGCGCTGGTCGGAGTACGCGCCGCCGGGCAGCGAAGGCTTCATGTGGAAGAAGATGCCGCGCCTGATGCTCGGCAAGTGCGCCGAGGCGCTGGCGCTGCGCAAAGCCTTCCCGAAACAACTGCACGGCATCTATGAGCGCGCCGAGATGGACCAGGCCGAGCGCGCCACGCCGGAGCCCGAAGCGCCGCCGCGCGTGGAGCCCGCGCCGCAGGAGCTCCTGACGCTCGAAGCCGATTCCAATCCGCTGGCCGAGGTCAAGGCGGGCCTGGTCACGCGCATCGAGAAATTCACCTTGGCCAAGATCACGTTGCTGATGCACCGGCTCGATCTGGGTGAGGGCGAGTGGCAAAACCTGGACGTGGCCGCAATGGATCTGCTCGCGAAGAGTCTGGAGGGCAGTAAGAAATGACGACGTGTCAGGGATGTCAGACGACCGCCCCGCAACGCCTGCGCCCGTTCCATCTCCCGAATCAGTGGGAGCCGCTGCAGCTCTGCGATGCCTGCTGGGCGGCGGCGATGACCGGGCTCATCGGGCGGATTCGCGCCTGCGAACGGGCCACCGTGGCGAAGATGGCCGAGCGGATCTGTGAGCGCTTGGCTGAGCTCCGGATGCATGGCTGATCTGCTCTGCACCCACGGCCTCACGGAATACTGCGAATGCCTCGGGCCGCCGCGGAGGACCGGCTACCTCGTGCAACGGGCGGCGCTGAAAGGCCCGGGGGAGCGGGAGCCCGAGTGGACGTGTCAGTGCCGACGGCCCGACGGGCGGCCCTTGCTCAAGGGCCACCGCCACCAGCGCCCCGCGCAGTGTCTCCCGCAGGCCGCCATCGACACGTGGGCACACAAGGTGGGCTGTGGCCCGCGCGTGGCGCGCGAGATGTTCTGGCTCGAGCTGGAATTTACCCCCAACCCAGGAGGACATCCATGAGTGGTGCGCACCCCGAAGTGAAGCCCGGCACGATGAACAAGGAGTTGGCGCGGCTGGAGCAGCAATACGGGCGGAAACCCCGTAAGGGCACGCTGGCCGCACGCGTGGCCCAGGAGCGGAAAGCCGCCGAAAAGGCGATGCGGGCGGCCGAGATTCGCTTGGCCAATGCCCGGCGGGCCGAGTCCATTCTGCGGACGGCGCCCGATCTGACGGAGAAGCAACTCGTCGCCCTCGTCCGGAAGAAGGCGCGGTAAGCCGATGCGGGCGCCCGGCTGGCTGCGTGCGCTGGGCGCTCGCCTCGCCCGCTGGCTCGATCGAGTTCCCAAGACCGGAGCGTTGTGATGGAAGGCTATCTGAGCCTCTATCGGTGTCGAGCGGAATGCCACGTCATCCTGCTCACGTGGGCGGAGCCAGTGGCGAGTGAGCACTTCGCGGATGCGACCTTCGTGGTCACGGTCATTCCCAAGACGCAACACGGCGCCATCCGCAATCGCGTGGAAGGTGTCGATCGGTTTCAGGCGATCCGCGCCGAGTTCAAGCCGATGAAGACCTGGGTGGAGTGTTACGCGCGCCTCATCGACGAGGACCGCGCCCACCCGCATCGGCGCTGCTGGGAGCCATCGATTCGGCGTGCGGCCGCGCACATCATCGACGTGGAGCTGCGGAGTATTCCGCTCTGGCATCCGCCCTATGCCGTGCTTTAAGTTCGGCGAGCTCGCCCTGCTCGGCGTCATCGCCGGGCTCATCCTCGCCTGGCTCGCGAGCCTCGTGCTGTGAAGGCGAAAGCGAAAGGGGCGCGAGCCGAGCGGCGCACGATGGCCTTGCTCGAAGCCGCTGGCTATCGGTGCACCAAGTCGGGGGGCTCCCTTGGGGAGTGGGACGTGATCGGCATCAGCGCCACCGATGTCGTGCTCTGCCAGGTGAAGAGTAACCGCGGCCCGGGCCCACTGGAGCGCCTGGCCCTGCGCGATTTCGTGATTCCACCGATCGGGGTGCGGAAGCTGATCCACGTATGGCGGGATCGTGCGCGGCGGCCGGACGTGCAGGAGTTGTGATGCCGGACGAGTTGGCGAAGCGACTGTTTGATGCGTGGCCCTTGAATGATCGCGGCGGGGCCTGGCATGACCTATACCTGCGAGAACAGGCCGGGTATGAAGACATGGCCGCCGAAGCGCGGGCCTACTGGCGGGAGCGGACGCCGACGAGGGAGGAGATCATGGAGCGCGTCTTTCACATAGATCGTTGGAATCAAGAGCACAATCCGACCGCACAGACCTACTTCGTTTACGCCGACGCCATCCTCGCCCTGCTGGACTCGCGACTCGGGGGGAAGTGATGAACACGATAGACCGGCTCGTGCATGACGTTCGGACCCATGAAGGTCTGCGCGTGCGCCTGGATGATCTTGAAGAAGTGCAGCGCCAGCAAGCCGAGAACGAGGCCGCGATCCGGGCGCTGGGTGGGCCTAAGAATCTAGGTGACGGCGTCTCGGAGTGTAGATTCTGCGGAATCGCGTGGTGGCCCAATCACTCGTGGACACACGTGCCGGGCTGCCCAATCGCAGAGCACGCCCCCGCGATCGCGCGGGCCGAGGGGAAGAAGTGAGCCTCCCGATCGAGGACGCCGATGCCGAGCGCGTCTTCGCCTGGCGGGATCGGCAGCGCGAGCAGGAAGTCCGGGTGTTCGCGTGGGTGGCCTGGATTGCGTTGACCGTGTCCCTCGTAAGCTTGTTTCTCTCGATCGCCCGCTTGGTCATTCAGCCATGAAGCAGCGCACCCTGGTGTCCTGTGACTACTGTCCCCATGAAGCGGAGCGGCGCAAGCCGATCGACACCTACGGCTTCGTCTTCCACTCCGGCTGGTGGTTGCCCGAGGGCTGGATCCTCATCGCCGATGGCGCCGAAGACAAGCTCGTCTGTGCGGCGCATAAGATCATCATCGAGTGACCAATTGTGACCGAAGCCATGCGGCATATCGCTCTGGATAGGCGCGCCGCCAAGCGGCAAATCCATCTGGATCTAGGCACTTAGCACACTCGCAGAATTCTTCATCGCAGGGGCGATTGTCCGCGCCGCAAGACCAGCAGGGCCGCAGGCGCATCAGAACGCGAATCCCATTTGCTGATCCGCGTCAATGCGTGGCGGCTTCGCCCGCATGGTCAAATTACGGAGTTGTCGGGCGAGGCAGTCCCGCTTCTCGCCAGTCGCCGTCGCGAGTTGCAGGAGCATGATCAGGATATCTTGCCGAAGGGCGACTCGGTTGGAGAGCGCATACACCCGCTGCAGCCACGTCATCGTATCGCGGAACGCTGCGGCATCGAGGCCAAACTGGGCTAACGTCAGCCCATATTCACGCAGGGCCATGATGATCTGGTCTCTCGCTCGGCTAATCTCATCCAACAGCAGATGCACCACGTCGCGGCCTTCGATTTGGGCGTCCCGCTTCAGATTTTCGAGTGTGAGCTCAGCTTCCCGGGCAGTGGTCGGGCCTTCAAGCGGAAGCTTGGGCGGCAGGACATCAGCAATCAGCATTTGATCATGCGCTGTCGAATTCGGACCAAGGAACTTGGCGGCGAGTACGGCGCGGATAGTCGTGAAACATTCGCGGCGGTAGAGCTTGAGTTTTTCGGGATTCTTTGTGACTCGCCGGTGCCCGATCGTATAGAGGAAAACCGGGAGCACATCGAGCGGCATCGCGATGACCTGCCGGCCTTGTTTCCCGTCGCGCCCCTGGATGGTTATAACAACCATGGTTGCGGCGAGCTCCTCGTCGCGCTTGATGCGCTGCAATTGCGAGGACCAATCGACGCCCAAATTTTCCGCCACGGTCGACGGCAGAAATAGCGTTGCCTCCACCGTGGTGCCGGGGATCACTTCAAGCCGGTCACCGTGAAATTCGATCACCTCAACTTGCGGGGTTCCCCACGGGAATGCATTGGCCGTCATCGCTCGATCCTCCAGCCGCTACTTTTTAAGTTTGGCCGCCCAATTTTTTAACCCCAGTCACAAACGCAGACTCCCCCCCACCGAAGACCTTTTGCTCTCTCGGACTCGGCCCTCTGATTGCGAGAGCAATCGCTCTGCTTTCAGAGGCCCGAGGGCACGGCGGTTTCGACCTCACGTAGTCCCGTGTTCGTCCAATCCATACCCGCCCAAGTTCTGCCTTTGCTCTTCGTCCGCTCCTAACTGCCAGACCAAATAGCACACGCCACAAGCCCCCCTCTCGCGGCCATGTTTGGTCAGTCTTCTCCGCTATTTCGGCATGCCCTTCACCAAGGCAATTGCGTCCGTTGTACCACTGGGGATATGCTGTGGATTGGCTGAAACTTACCCACCCGGATAAGTAGCCGACGGTCCCGAGTCCGAGGGATGCGCTGCTTCCCTCGCCAGACTCGCAGAGGTCAGCCGATCAGCTCGTGATTGGCTGGCCTCCTTCTTTTTAAACCCCGTCCCAGCTCGGCTTGCACCGAGGTGTCCGCAGGTTGCCTGCTGCGTTAGGGACGGGAGGTGGGTCGATGGCGAGGGACCACGGGCAACGTCATGGGAATCCACCGAGTAAACCTGGCAAGTCATCTTGTCAAGTACCCCTGACCCAAAGTATTCTCTCGTCCCGAGATGCCGCGCGCGCCCGCCCGCCCATGTACGACGCAGGGCTGTCCCAACCTGCAGCCGTGCGCATCGCATCCCCGCATTCCCTGGCGCCGGCCGCAATCGCAAACACGCCAGCAGCGTGGTTACGATCACCGTCACGAATTTCTCCGCCGCCGCGTGCTGCGCGAAGAACCGCTCTGCCGAGCCTGCCGCATTCGCACGTCGCTTATTTCTGATCACATCGTGCCGCTCTCGTTGGGAGGCAAGACCGTGCGCTCGAATCTCCAAGGCTTGTGTGCGTACTGCCACCGCACCAAGACGGGACGCGAAGGACAGGCGGCACGATGAGCGTGGTCTATGCGCAGCTCAGTGCGGGTGAGTATCCGCTCGCCGTCGTGCAACACGTGCGCGACGTGCGACAGCACTGCGATGCGGTGAAATATTTCTTGGGGCGCATACATTCGGCGACGGAGAGGGGCCGCGCATCGCTGCGATTCGCGGCTCAGGAC